GCTTCTAATGCTACTTCAGCTACTGTAAACTACTTTATAGCAGGTGTATTCGATGGAACTGTTGCTGACGCCGCAACAGCTCAAGCAGATCATAGAGGTAACATTAGAGTAGATTCTTCTAATGATATCTTTATTTATGTATAAAAAATTAAATGTGGTTACGGAAAATTATGGGACTTATAGATAAAGTCAAAAAAGATAATAGAAAAGAGTCTGATCTTACAATTCAAGACTGCGAATTTTTACTCGCAAAATTAAGATCTGCAAGTTATACTGGTGATGAATTCGAACAATTCTATTTAGTATTCAAAAAAGTTACAGAAATAATAGAAAAACAGAAATAAAATTTGGCCTTCGGGCCTTTTTTTATTATATTATTAGTACTATTTATTTAAAACCTATTATTGGCCCGTAAGGGAAGTGGGCTCTTTGAGTAACCAACCGTAAATAGAATAATATGCCAAACTGGAAAAAACTAATTGTAAGCGGCTCTGACGCTGCTTTATCAAGTCTTAATGTTACAAATGCTGTTACAGCATCATACTTCAAAGGTGATGGATCTGCTTTAACAGGAATTGATGCCGGAGGATTTGGATACTCTAATCCTATCAGTATGTCAGCAGATACTTCTACTACAGCCGGTAATTACACTTCAATATACGGACCAATGCAAATTAACTCTGGGGTAACTTTTACAGTTGCCGCAACATCATTAGTAAAAGTAGAAACATTTTAAGATATGAGTACAATAAAAGTAAATTCAATAGAACCAGCTTCAGGAGCAACAGTAACTGTAACAGGACTTAGTCTTGCAGGTACTGGAATCGTTTCCGGTTCATCCATAGCAACTTCAGCACAAGGAGCAATAGCATTAACTACCAATGGAGTAGCAGCAACAGCATTAGATTTAGGAGTCAAAACAGACGATAGTCCTCAATTTACAGGAATAAATTTAGGTCACGCTTCAGACACAACTCTAACTAGAGCTTCATCTGGTGATGTAAATATAGAAGGTAATATAATATACCGTGCAGGTGGTACTGATGTTCCAGTTGCCGATGGAGGTACAGGAGCATCTACTTTAACTAACGGTGGGGTCTTACTTGGCTCAGGAACTGGTGCTATTACGGCTATGGCGGTACTAGGGGACGGTGAGATGATTGTGGGAGACGGAACAACTGATCCTGTTGCAGAAAGCGGTGCGACATTACGTACTTCTATTGGGGTTGGTACTGGAGATTCACCGCAGTTTACTAATCTTGTTTTAAGCGGCGACTTAACTGTAGCAGGTACTAGAACTGAACTTCAGGTAGCTAACCTGAACGTTGAAGATCTTAATATTACAGTAGCTTCTGGATCAGCAGATTCAGCAGCAGCAGACGGTGCAGGACTTACTGTAGCCGGAGCTTCAGCTACATTTACTTATTCCCATTCCGGTACGAAATGGAACATGAATAAAAAATTAGATTTAGGGTCTAATGATTTTCATGCTCAAGATGCTGAGATAGATAGTTTAGGTGTTGGTACAGCAGCATCTGGAACTACAGGAGAGATTAGGGCTACAGGTGATATTACAGCATACTATTCTTCTGACGAAAGATTAAAAGTTAACTTTGTACCACTAGCAGGAGCTTTAGATAAAGTTAAAGCAATAGGAGGATACGAATTTGATTGGAAAGACGGAATCGAAGATGCTACTAGCAAAACAGGACACGATATTGGAGTAAAAGCACAAGAGATACAAGCACAATATCCAGACTTAGTTCACGAAAGAGAAAATGGATATCTAGCAGTCGATTATATTAAGCTAAGTGCTGTATTAATCGAAGCAGTAAAAGAATTATCAAATAAAATAGATATTTTAGAAAGCAAAATTTAAGTGGGGCTATTATTTAATTTAGATACCGATACAGTAAAAGGTCCAACAGCAAGCCTTTATTGTAGAATAGATCAAATAACTATTCAGAAAGAAGTAAACAGAATAATTATAAGTCTTTCATATTTTAACGATATTGAAAAAACTTCTAGAATAGATTCTGTTTCGTATGAAGTCTTAGTTTATGAAAATGGAGATACTGAAGGTAAAGAAATAAGATTACCTTCTACTTTAAAGTTTGATCTGGGTGAAAAAGTAGTCATTAAAGAGCCTATTTATAAACAAGAGCTAGTTAAGGAAAAAGTTCCTTACGTAAGTTTTGATAGTCAAGGAGACGAGATTACAAAATATAGAGAGGTAGAAGTAGAAAAAAATATTAAAATAGGAGAAGAAGAAAAAGAAGTTTTAATTCCTTCTTTTAACGCCATTGAAAAAGATTTATTTCAATATTGTTATGGCAAAATAAAAGAAGAACTTTTAAAAACTTTTCCATATTTAAAAATAAAAGAAGTATAAAATGGCAGTAGCAGAATACGGAACTACAAATATAACTTTTCAATCAACAGATACTTGGGCTAATAACGTAGACGGGAATGATAATATTTCAGTATCTGGATCAAATGGCTGGGCTAGAGATATTGTAGACGATCCAGGAGCAAACAATATAAGTGTTAGTGGGGAATTGAGAGGTAATAAACTATTTTACGGTAATGTTGTAACTAAAACTAATATTACTGCTCAAGTTACTTTACCATATACTAGTGGGACAGTAAATGCTTCTAGTACTCTTGCTATAAAAAATAACTCTTTTAATGATAATACAACAGTTAGATTAGTAGCATCTCCTACATATCCTTATATATTCCAAAAATGGACATCAGATTCTGGAGGTTCTACTAGCATCTCTACTGATGCTACTTTAAATTTAACTGCTACTGATCATACATCAGTAACTAATTTTTACTGTTGGTCAACCTCTCCTGCAAGTAATAATGCAAGCTTAGGTTATCATGCTTCAGATGCAGCAACTGCGTGTGGTGCTTCAGGTACTACAGTGTACTGGAATGCTGATGATGGGTCTAATTTTGATGATGCATTTGCATTCTATACTGACGCTACATTAACTACTACAGTATCAGCAGGTAAGTATTCTGACGGTACATCTGTACTTACAGTAGATTCAAGTGGAGTTATAACTAGCGGTACTATTTGTTAAAAATTAAGTTTTAATGGTAAATGTTATATGGGTATTAGAAAATATCAAAAAACACTCTAGCTTTTATACTGAACTAAAAGTATCTTTACTATTAGCATCAGTAATTCAATGGAAAAAGCATAATCCTAATACTAAAACTACTTTATATTGTGATAAATTAACTTATAAGTTTTTATCTGATATAAAAGGGTTAACTTTGTGGGATAATTCGTTCAAATGTAATTTTAATGAGAATATTAGTAAGAATATCTTTTGGGCTAGTTCTAAATTAAGTATACTATCTTCTATTGAACAACCTTCAGTAGTTTTAGATCACGACTTTATAGTATATAAGTCTTTTGAACCTTTTTTGAATAATAAAGTTATAGTTGGTCACGATGAAAATGGTGAAAATTACTATCCTCATGCATTAGACGAATACGTAAGGAGAACTAGTCATATATTAAACCGTCCTAACCATAAATCAGTTAATTGTTGTTTTAATTATTACCCTAATCCTGCATTCGCAAGATCATATGCTAATACTTCATTAGAATTAATGAAGGAATTAACTAAGTTAAACGCTCCTAACTCTAAATACTTAGTTTATGCTGAACAATTACTACTTAAACACTTATTAGATTTACATAATATTGAATATAATCCTTTAATAACTAATATATGGCATAGTAGTAATAGAAAATGGTTAAAAGGTACTAAAGGTTTAATAAATAGTAAAGAAGCTAACTTATACTTTAGACATTATTGGATGGAAAAGAACAAAATATTAGATTCTTCGGAAGGATTTACTTACATTAATGAAATAAATACTTTAAGAAAGATAATCTCTAATTATAGTAACGTTAATATGCAATCTCTTAGTAAACTATCAAAAAGATGACAGGAAGCGATATAACTTTTAAGGACCAGTACGGTAATATTAAAGAAGGTGTAGTAGTTAGTAGCGATAGTTCTAATATACAAGTAAAATACTACGAACCTATATTAAATATGGGATGGATGAATACTATAATTAAAAGATCTCAAATAATTAACTGCACTAAATGCTAATTTATGAGTATTTTAAATAAAAACTATATTAAGAGTAGTATTACTAATAATAAAGATAAACCTGTTAACTATAGATGGACTCATGGTGCTACAGACAATGACTTAGGTGATGGTTTATTAGTATATTCTATTATCCAGTATATGAGAGCTAAAGTATGCGTATGTTTAGGTTCAGGAGGTGGATTTATACCTAGAATAATGACTAAAGCAAGGCAAGATCTACATGAAGCTGGTATATTTGAAGGTAATAATGATATGAGCTGGGGGGATATAGGGGCAACGTTCGTAGTTGATGCATCTAATAACATAGGAGGTAAAGTAGACTGGTTAAATAAAGATTCTTACTTTAGAAAGACGTTTTGTCCACGTATAATAAACGAAACTACTGAGAAAGCTTATTATAACTTCTTTGTTAAAGAGGATATTAAGATAGATTACTTGCATATTGACGCAGGCCACTCATATAAAGACGTAAAACAAGATTTTAACCTATATATTAAGTTATTATCTAAGAAAGGTATAGTATCTATTCACGATACTGATAAATCTTATTCAAAAGACTATATAGTTACTAAAGATATAAAAGATCAAGATAATTTCCAAGAATTTACCGATGGTCCATCTAAGTTTATAGTAGATTTAAAGAAAGATACTAAGTGGAACGTATTTAACTTATTTAATAACGGTATATTAAAATCAAAACCTAGTTCAACAGGGTTAACTATAGTACAACATGCTTAATTTAGTTACAGTAGTAGGTGAGAATACTCATATTCTACCTCATATGCTCAAACATTACGAGAATATAGTAGATAAAGTATATGTTGGAGTATACAGACAGTCATCTGACGATAGTATATTAGAAGAAATAGAAGAATTAGGTATAGAACCGTTTATGATCTATACTGAACCTAAATATAACTGGGAAAGAGTGACTGAAATCTACAATAGTGTAAAACAAACTAAAAAAAATGACTGGTGGATAGTATCAGACGATGATGAACTTCAAGTATACCCTGATAATATAGAGTATATTATTAAACAATGTGATAAACATGGTTATTCTTTTGTTACCGGAGGGTTTATAGATAGAATAGGTATAGACGGTAGATTTCCTAAAGTAAGCAGAGAAACGAATATACATAAGGCTTTCCCCAATGCAGGATTCTTTAGATACCCTATGTCTAACGCCTGTCCTAATAAGGTAACCTTAATGAAAGGTAAAGTAAAAGTAACTTCTGGTCAGCATTACGTAGATTTTGGTAATAATCAAACTAGCTGGGGTATTAAACACCCTAATAGAATGCCTATAGAAGAATGTTTTACTCAAGTACATCATTTTAAGTGGGATAGCACCTGTATTAGTAGATTAAAGAAGGTAGCTGATGTTAAAAAGGACTATTCTTTCTCTTCTGAATACGAAATCATGTATAATGCTATAATGAACTCTAATAGTAAAATTGATATTGCTAATCCTGAGTATTTAGTTGAAAAATTAAAGGAATTTTCGTATATTAATTACTACGATTATACCAATTGGAATAAATTAAGAGATAAAATAGTAAAAATATGAGTTTAGAACTTGAAAAACAGCTTTTAGAAGAAAGAAAAGTAAAAGCGTTAGAAAAAATAGGTGATACTTTAGATGCTCTTACAATATGGTTTGAAGAAATAGATAAAGATGAATGGAGCAATAGATTACAGTTTTATTTAGGTGAATTTCATAAAATAGTACCAAAAGAAGTAGATGAAACAGAAACACAAACTGGGAGTGATAGTTCCATACAGGAACAGACCTGATCAACTTAAGGTTTTTAAAGAGTACATTTCAAATTATCTTTATAGTAAGCAGATTACTCATGAAGTTATAGTAGTTGAACAGCAAGATGATAAACCTTTTAACAGAGGATTACTTCTTAATTGGGGGTGTAGAAAAGCTGAATGGGCAGAATGTGATTACGTAGTTTTCCACGATATAGATATGCTTCCAGTTAATGTGGACTACTCTTATAGTGATAAACCACTTCACTTAGTACAAAATTTAGAGATACCAGATGAAGAGGACTCTCTCTTTTATGATTATTTTGGGGGTGTTACTATGTTTACGTTAAAGGATATTAAAAAAGTAAATGGATATTCTAATAATTACATAGGTTGGGGATTTGAAGATGATGATTTATTCTTAAGATGCCTTAGAAATGGAGTAAAGATGGATACTTTAGAGTGGGGACAGAGAAGACATTCGGGCATCGGTCTTCAATTCAATGGTAAAGATTCTTATGTAGCTATAGATAACCCTATTTTAAGAAATAAAGAGTTTAGTATATTTGGTAGCTTCACTACAGATAGTTTAGAGTGTAATTTAGATTACGAATTCGACGAAATGAGTATTTTTTCCTTTCCTGGTCGAGATATTGCACTTAGTTATCGCTCATTTATGAACTTTAACTTTCAACTTTGGGATAAATTTATGAATTCTCATTCTATCTATACTAAAAAATATCCATTCGGTAGTTATAATTACGTTATTACTTTTAATTTATCAGGAGAAACGAAAGAAGTAGAGTTTTATATTAACGGTAGTTTTGTAGGAAGTAAAACTTTGGATTCTTTTGTAAATATTAGTCGTAGTAACAAAAAATTACTTTACCTAGGTTCAGGAGATCCTAATAGAGAAGTAAAACCTAATTTCTTTAAAGGGCTCATAAATAATTTTGCTATTTACGACAAAGCTCTTACTAATAGTGATATAGCTGATATAAGTAATAACACCAAATATAGTTTATTCGAATATAAAAGTGGTCGAAATTTAATCTTATACTTTGATAGTAAGTTTATTTCTAATAATTCATTTGTTGATTTAGCAGGAAGTAGTAATAATATTATAAAAAATTGCAAAAAAGTAGTTACTACTGAACAAACTAGAAAAAAGGTTCCTGTACCTTTTAGAAGACCAGGAATATTCAAAGCTATACCTCATAAAAATTCTGGTTTTACAGATACTTGGGCGGATTGGTCTAGTAGAACTAATCAACATAAATATTTTAGAGTATTAGACAACGAATCTTCTCTTGATAAAGAAGATGGGCTGTCTACTTATTGGGGAGAACTTACAAAAGAAGATAAAGGTAACAATTTTAACCATCTATATGTCAAATCATAAGCTAGGAGTATGTGTTCCTTATAGAAATAGAGAGTTACATCTTAATGAATTTATTCCTAAAGTAGGAAAATTCTTAAAAGATGCAGGAATAGACTTTCGAATGTACTTTGCTCATCAAGTTGATGATAAATTATTTAATAGAGGTGCTATGAAAAATATAGCAGCTAAACATGCCTTAGAAGACGGGTGTGATTATATAGTATGGCATGATATAGATATGATTCCGGAAGATAATTCTTGTGATTATTCGTTTCCTGGAGACTTTCCACAGCATATAGCAGTTAGAATATCTCAATCTGATTATAAACTTAAATATTTTGAATATTTCGGTGGTGCAGTAATCTTTTCTAAAGAACAAGTAGAAAAAACTAATGGTTATTCAAATGAATACTGGGATTGGGGTATGGAAGACGATGATTTATTTTGGAGATGTTATTTAGAAGGTTTATTAGACGTAACTACTAGTAGTATGGATACATTTCCACAACATTATTACTTTGACGGCAAAGATAGTAAGATACAAATACCTCACAGTATATTACCTGATAGCTTTTTTCAAAGAGAATTTGAAATATCAGTACTTGTAAGAGCTGAACATCAACAAGATAAAGCTCCTATTCATCTTATAGGGGATAATGACTCTAAATTTTTTGAATACCCTATATTTAGAATACCAGGAGAAGATTTTGGTATATCTTTTAATAACTCTAGAGCATATACATTACAGTTTTTCAATACTTTTCACCAACATAACTATATGTGGGTAAAAAGATATGCAAATTTATGGACTTGGATTACTGCTAAATTTAATCCTCGTGCTAGAAAAGTAAATTATTATCAAAATGGAATCGAAGCTGATGTTGATTTAGGGCATGGAACTGAATCTCCTTTACTTTATAACGGTAGATTAAGCAGTAAATATAAAGGAAAAGATATTTTCTTAGGTTATACTCCTTCCTTTACTGAAGATTACCCAGGTAAAAGATTTAAAGGAGGAATAGGTGAAGTTATTATAAAAAGTCAAGGAGAAACTATATGGAAACTTTCTGAGAGTAGTGTAGATACTAAAGATAATGTAGAAATAGTAAATGAAGATATGACAATATTTAATACTATTATTCCTCACCGTAGAAACGGTAAATTTAGATGCTTACCTCATAAAGATGAAGGTTTGGTTAACGGCAGATGGTCTAAAGGAGCTACTACTGCAAAAAATGAACGTAGATATGTATTAGAAATGCAGCAAGGTAAGTATAACTACAAAAATGAAGGTATAAATAGTTTAAAATATAGTTTAGTAAACGAAGAAGTACTAACTCCTTGGGCTAAAATGTTAAATGTAAAGGTTTGATGGAAGAAAAAAAAATGTTAACCAAGTATAAAAAAAAACTCGATAAAGTCGGCTGTGGGTTTTGTATAGCTAAATGGACTCAAGTTACTATTCACCTACAAATGGGTGAAACTCATTCCTGTCACCATCCTAAAACTCATAAAATTAACTTACATGAAATAAAACGTAATCCTTCTGCATTACACAATACTCAATATAAAAAACTTCAAAGAAAAAAAATGCTTGAAGGAGAACGTCCTTCTGAATGTGAATACTGTTGGAACGTAGAAGATAATTCAACCGAATTTTCTGATAGAATTTATAAATCTTCAGAACCCTGGTCAAGACCTTTCCTAAAGCAGATCCAAGACTTAGGTTGGAGAGCTGATTTCAATCCTAAATATGTAGAGGTAGCATTTTCTAACGCATGTAATTTTAAATGCTCTTACTGTGGTCCATCGTTTTCATCCTCATGGGTACAAGAGATAAAAAAATATGGGCCCTATCCTACTGAAGATAATTTTAACGACTTGGGCTGGCTAGAGAAAGAAGGTAAAATGCCAATCAATCATAAAGAACATAACCCCTACGTAGAAGCTTTTTGGAAGTGGTGGCCAGATTTGTATAGAGATTTACATACATTTAGAATTACTGGTGGTGAACCTTTATTAGCTAAAGATACGTGGAAAATTTTAGATTATATAATTACTAATCCCGACCCGAATAAGAAATTAAAATTAGGTATAAATTCAAATCTCGGCGTACCTGACAACTTAGTTGATAATTTGATAGAAAAGTTAAAAATAATAGAAGAAAACAATCTTGTAAAAGAAGTTATAATTTATACATCTGTAGATACTGCTGGTTCTCATGCAGATTATATTCGCAACGGATTAGATTATGATAAATTTTGTGGCAACGTAAATAAAATACTTGGGAATACTACTAAAGTAGCTTTCGTAATTATGTCTACTTTTAATTTACTTTCTATTCCACGTTATAAAGAGATGTTAGGTTTTGTTTATAATATGAAAAAAGAATACAATAGCGATTTAAGATACTGGAATCCAGCAATTATGGTTGATTCTTCTTACTTAAGATATCCTCTTCACCAGGCAGTTAATTTACTTCCTAAAGAGTGGGCTAAAAAAGTAGAAGATATAGCCGACTTCGCTGAAGGTTTAAGAGCAGTAAATAGAACTTCAGATGAAGAAAAATATCTTCCTCGTCATACAGGATTTACAGATATAGAAATTTCTAAAATAAAAAGGATAGCTGACTGGATGAGAGGAGATCATGATGAAGAAAGAATAAAGAAATCTAGAATAGATTTTTATAACTTTATGAAAGCTCATGATGAACGTAGAGGTACTGATTTCAAAAAAACATTTCCTGAATTAAGTCAATTTTATGAATTTTGTAAAAGGTTAAAAGAACATGAGAGTCGCAGTTTGCTTCAGAGGACAGCTAAGGACGTATAAACATACTTTAGAAAATTTAAAAAGATTTTTTAATACTATAGATAATGGCAACGCTACTATAGACTACTTTTATCATACTTGGAATGACAATTTATATTTTCCTAGTGATGGCCATAAATTATCTGCAATTGAAAATAATGCTTATGAATTAGCTGATTATGATAAGACTTTTTTAGAAAAGCAGTTAAACCCTAAAATGTATATAATAGAAGATTATAATAAGTATAAGAGAAGATCTACTACTATCGAACATTGGGGAGCAATATTTTATTCTATCTTCCAAGTTAATGAACTAAAAAAAAAATATGAAAAAATAAATAAGTTTACTTATGACTTAGTAATTAATACTAGATTTGACTTAGTATTCCCCTTGACTGCTAAATTCCCAGATTTAAAATTACATGAAAATACCGGGTACTCGTTTATGCCTATGGACGAACTAACTGGTGAAGAAGGGTATAGAAATTTTGATGATATGATTTTTTACGGCAGTTCTAATTCTATAGATATAATTACTAAAATTTACCCTAAATTTATTTTACCTGAATTAAATCAAAAAAGGTTTGATAGTTATTTTAATAAGAATGAAAATTGGAATGACGTTCCAGAAGTATATAGATTAGGCCCCGGATCTCTACTATATTCTTATATGAATAAGAAAGAGATAAACTACTCAAATAAGGAACTTAGATCTTTTTTAGTAGCAAGAAAAGAAGTTGAAACAAAAAATTTAGATGGAATAAAAGACTATTCTGAAATAAGGAAACTTCATTTAGATTATTATAAAAAGAATAAATTTAAAGTTATAAAAGATAACTTTGCTATGAAAAGTCATTGTTTAAATATTAATGACGAAAGTGAGTTTGGTGGTGTATTTTATCCAACTTTTCAAAGAGGACAGCTCGATACATCTAATCTTAAATTTACTACTTATGCTAATAGTCAAATACATAAACTTATCAAAGTTGATTTAGACTTATATGATCATGAAATTCCTGATGATGCTTTTAATGATAAAGAGTTTATTTGTATATACCCTTTATTTGTAGCTCTGCATTTACCTTGGCACTCATCCTTAGAAACTTTACCTAGTAATGTTTTACAGGCTTGCAGAGAAAATAGATTATGGATTTTATTTGAAAACTTGTTAGAAGGAGACACAGTACCACCAGCTGAATGGTCTAGTCTACATTTAACTTTACAAAAACTTGGTTTACCCCCTAGAAATATAATTTTTACTAATAATGATTTTAATTTAACTTTTTCCTACGATGAATGGTTTAAAAGTCAAGATTTATTCGAAGAAAAAATAAAAGCAATCTTTATACCATATGATATTTTAAATATACCGAAATTAATAAGTGATGGTCTTCTTTATGAAGAAGTAAAATTTGATACTTTATTTAAATATAAATCTAAAAATATTGATAAATGTAAACATTTTTTAAAAATTAACCGTACACCTAGAAATGAACGAATAGCTGCAAGTATATATTTGATGGAAAATGATATTTTAAAAAATACTAAATTAAGCTGTACTGAATATCTTTGGGATAATAATGATAAGGCTTTTGATCATTTTTCTTGCTTAAATAGTAATACAAGAAAAAAATTTAAAAATTTACTACCCCTAGGTACTTCTAAAAAAGATTTAAAAAATACAGGAATGATAGGCTTAGGGAATAATTTTTTCGATCCTAATAAACCTTACGAAATAAGTACGTATTTAGATACTTTTATTAGCATAGTTTCTACACCATTTCCTAGAAATCAAAACGAAATGCATCTTCATTGCTCAACTTACAACCCAATGTATAATATGCAACCAATTATACAATATGGACCTTTGCATGCTCTGGGTACACTTAAGGAATTAGGATTTAAAACATTTGATAAATGGTGGTCTGAAAAGTATGATTTTATAGAAGATGATAGTTTTAGACTATTAGAAGTTTTAAAAGTTGTAAAGAAAATTAACAAATTATCTAAACAAGAAATGTTAGAGATGTATCTTGATATGAAAAGTACCTTAATCTATAATTATAATTTACTTAAATCATTTGAAGGTAAGTTTGACATTGGCAGCGGTATAAAAATTAAAAGTAATGGAAAATATAATTCTTAATGGCTGTAGCTTTATAGCCGGACATGTTGAACAGACTTCCACTACTCTTGGTTATCATTTAAAAAACTTATCAGGAAAAGCACCTATAAATTTAGCTTTACATGGTAGTGGTAATGAAAGAATGTTTAGAACTACATATGAATATTTAAGTAATAATAAAATTACTAACAGCTTAGTAGTTTTAGGCATAACTCATTGGGCAAGAATGGAACTTTATGATGAAATTAAAGAAAAATTTTATCATATAAATTTTTGGAGTAATAATTTTAAAAGTATGTTAAATGAGGTTTTGACTAATATTAAATCTAAATACGTAGATAATGAAATTGAATTAATAGATAATAAAGGATGGGATAGTACTTTCTTAAAAAAATTTATAATATTTTATTTAGCTGCTTTTAAAAACGAAAAAATTGAAAGAGAGAAAATTGAAAGAGAAATCATACTTTTTGAACATTACTGTAAGGCTAACAACAATATATTAATTACTTTTAATAGTCTAGACGGCGCATCAGAATCTTTTAAAAGCCAAAGTTATATTAAAATACAAAATTATAATAACTGGAGTGATATAGTAGAGACTAAAAACCTACACCATTCTGATCCAGACTTTTCAGCACATCCAAACAGTGAATCTAATCTACAAGTAGCTAAATTAATTCTCAAAGAATATGAGATACGTAATTGACATTGACGGTACTATATGTTCAGAAGAAGGACCTGTAGAGAAAAGAATACCAATTCCGGAACGAATAAAATATATTAATAAACTTTACGAAGAAGGGCATCATATAGTTTATTGGACAGCTAGAGGATTAAAAAGTGGAAAAGGAGAAAAATATTATAGACCTATTACCGAAAAGCAATTAAAAGCATTTGGTTGTAAATATCATGCATTAGGTTTTAAATCTCATGATGCTGATATATTTATAGATGATAAGGCTATCAACGATAAAGATTTTTTTAAATGAATCAGTTTATGAATATAGTTTTGCCTATGGCAGGACAAGGTTCTAGATTTAGGAAAGCAGGTTATAAAAATTCAAAACCTTTTATAGATGTAGATGGGCTACCTATGGTAGCTAAAGTTATTAAAAATTTAAATATTGAATTTAATAATAAATTTAACTTTGTTATAGTGTGTCTAAAAGAAGATTATATTAATTATGACATTAAAAACAAATTAGATTCTTTATTTAAAAAAGCTAACTTTAAATATGTTGTATTAGATAAAATGACTGAAGGAGCAGCTCAATCAGTACTAGTTGCTAAAGAATATATAGATAATACCCATCCGTTATTAATTTTTAACTCTGATCAACTTATCGAGTATGCTCCAAATATTGCTTTTTCTCAATTGAGTTTACATGATGGAGGAATATTATGTTTCGAAGGTACTGGTCCTGAATGGAGTTATGCAAAATTAGATGATGACGGCTATGTAATAGAAGTTGCAGAAAAAGTTGAAATTTCAAATTGTGCAACTGCAGGTTATTATTACTGGAACAGAGGAAAAGATTTTGTAAAGTATGCAGAGCAAATGATTTATAATAATGACCGCTCTAAAAATGAGTTTTATGTAGCACCTGTTTTTAATTATGCTATAAAGAACGGTAAAAAAATCGTAACATATATGGTAGATAAGGTATATCAGCTAGGTACTCCTGAATATTTAAAACAGTACTTAAGTGGTAAATAAACCTATAACATACGCATATTTAGAGACAACAAACTACTGCAATTTACAGTGCAGTTTTTGTAATAGAGAAGAAGTCATAGGTCATCTTCAACATATGCCGATAAGTAAATGGCGTTCATTATTAGATTCTATTAAACATCACCCTATTAACGAAGCTAAATTAATGGGAATGGGCGAACCATTATTACATCCTCAATTCGATGAAATATGTAAAATATTTAAAGAATATTTTCCTAATGCTTTTCTTATAGTAGCTACTAATTGTCAATACCCAGTAAAACCTAATACTAAAATGGGTATAAAGTTTGAAAAAACTATGAAATATGTAGATTTACTGTATTTTAGTATTGATGGCTATAAAAAGTCTTATGAAAGAGATAGAGCTCCTGCTAAATGGTCTAAACTAATGAGTTTTTTAGAAGATTTTAAATCTATGAATAGAAGTTCGTGTAGAGTTACAGTTAATTATGTAGTAAACCCTGATAATATAGATGATATACGGAAGATTAAAGATAGTATAGTAGATAAATATAATTTAGAAGAGTTGAGACTAAATATAGCTCAAAATTGGTCAGAAGATGAATCAATGCCTCTTGGATACTCTAAAGACCAAATAAAATTTTTAAAAGAAAATTGGATAAGCAATATTAAAGGTAGAAGTGTTTGGGAGTTTAAAGATTGTTTTTGGGTAAACGAAGGATTATATACAACTGTAGAAGGAGATGTAAAAATGTGCTGTATGAATACAGGAGCTACTTCGCTTGGTAACTTATTTAAACAGTCTATAGATGATATAAGACTACAAGATAGTTATCAAGAAATTAAGTTAGGATGTAATAGTAACGAACCAACTAATCACTGCAAAAATTGTTCTTATAAGGAATTAGTTCCTATACTTAACGAAATAGGAGTATGAAAAAAGTAATAATTTGTTTTGGTGATAGTTGGACTTCAGGTCATTTTTTAGACCCAACAGTTGAATATATTCATTTACTACATGATAATAATAAAGAGTACTGTATTAGTAAGTCTTGGGTAAGGCATCTAGAAAACGAAACTAAAATTAAAACTATAAATTTAGGAGAACCTGCTAGTTCTAATGATAGGGTAGTTGAAAGAATAGATAACGAATTAGATACTATACTTAATACGTATAAACCAGAAGATATACTTTGCTTAATAGGTTGGTCTTCACCTGAACGAAGAGATTTTAACATAAAATTTAAAGAATTTAACGAAAGGATAACTTTACTTCCTGCTGAAGGATTAAATACCGAACAAAAAGAAAGGTTTAAAGATAGTTTTGGTAGTTTTGATGGAAGTCGAATTTCGGATTTTTATGATAATTATTTTTATTATTTTTGGTGTTTCGAAGAGTATATTCCTAGACATCGTAATAATATAGTATTAACTGATATTATTCTTACTAATCTTAACATAGATGTAATTTATTTTGACGCATTTTACCAAACTTCAGGATTTGCAAATAAAGAAACTAAACAAAGTCATTACCAACTAGCTACTTATGGTCAGGTAGGTAAGTTATATAGCCGTATCTACAAAAGCAAATTCATACCTTATACTTTTAGAGAGTATTTAGAAAGTATCAATGATAACACTCTTTTTGAAAAAGACGATTATCATCCAACTGAATTAGGTCATAAGTTATGGGCTAAACATTTAACTCAGATTTTAAATGATAGAAAGAAAATTTAATAAAGATATTCCATTTAATAAAATTAGGTTACATTCTTCAGAAAGAAACCAAAGTTGGAACGATCTATTTGAATTATTTAAAACCAGTATTAATGATTCTGATATAAGATATTATCCTAATTTAGATAAACTATATTTAAAGTGCAAAAAATTTTTTAAATGCAATAACCTTATCATAGGTTCAGGTAGTGATAGGTGTATAAAGTATTTTTTTGAAGCTAATCAAAAATATAACAACGTTATTACTACTGTTCCATCATTTCCAATGTATAAAGTTTATAGTGATATGTTTGGGTTTAATTTTACAGGAGTAAAGTATAAAACTTTGAATTTTCCTGAAGAAGAATTTTTGAATACTATTACTGAAGACAGTATAGTTATACTATCTAATCCTAATACTCCAATAGCTCATAAACTTGATATAAGTTTAATCAAAAAAATACTTGAAAAAAATGTTCCTACTCTAATTGATGAAGCATATATTGAATTTGCAAAAGTTAAATCTATTTCACGCTATATAGAAAAGTATCCTAATTTATACGTTACTAGAACTTTTTCAAAAGCATTAGGAAGCGCAGGTATAAGAGCAGGAGTACTATTATCTAATAAAGAAAATATTGAAAACGCTCTTCAGTTTAGAGATATGCACGAAATAACAGGACTTTCTGCTAAATGGATTTATATTCTTATTAACAATTACCATTATATAAAGGACTATGTCGATTCTGTTTTATATACTAAACAAAATATAGAAAAAGTTTTAAAAGAGAAAAATATTTCTTATATTAATTCTTATAGTAACTGGTTACATATTAAAGAACCATTTAAAGTACCAAACGATATACTGGTTAAGAAAAATTGTACTATACCAGGCTCAGATGTAACATGGACTAGAATGAGTATTTGTAGCTCAGTTAGCTTTGATTGGTTAAATAAATTATAATATATGGCAAATAAAACTTCAAAAAAACTTACGTCGGACGAGCTTAACAAATTTAAAAATTTTATAGCTAAACGTCAACAGTTATTAAGTGATTTAGGTAGCATAGAACTACAGCTTGATACTCTAAGCAAACAAAAAGAAAGTATATTTAACGGTATACAAAAACTTAGCGTTTTAGAAAGTGAATTTACTCAAGAACTTACTACTAAATACGGAAAAGTATCCGTTGATATGAATACTGGAGAGATTACTTCCGAACTATAAGTGTTTTAGATCTCTCTGCACTATTTATTTAAGTAGGTATCCACACTACTTATACAATTGGTTTAGAATAAAGCACGATATTTATATAAAAACACTTAAATAACACAACATGGCAGAGACTATAATTTCACCTGGTATCCTGACAAGAGAGAACGATATTTCCTTCGTTTCCCCTGCTCCAACAGCAGTAGGCGCAGCTTTTATTGGACCAACGGTTACCGGGCCAATCGAACAACCAACAACAGTTACTTCGTTCGGTGAATACTCAAGAAAATTCGGAAGAACTTTCACTTCAGGGTCTACTACTGTTGAATATTTTACTTCTCTAGCAGTAAAGAACTATTTCGATCAAGGTGGTACTCAAGCATTGGTTACAAGAGTTGTTTCTGGATCTGCCGGATGGACAGCAGCAAGTGCAACTCCTATCTCAGGATCAGGAGGTTTTGCAGCTACTAAAATATTTGATATTGAGACTATAGGAAAAGGTAAGCAATACAACAACGTAAACGGGAGTGTTTATTTAGCTTCTGATGAATTATCAAACGGATCATTGAAAAGCGGATCAACCGATAATGTAAGATGGGAAGTAACTAATGTTGATACCACAAAAGGTACTTTTTCTCTATTAGTACGTAGAGGAGATGATAATCACAAAAGTAAAATAATTTTAGAAACGTTTAGTAACCTAAGTTTAGATCCTAATCAAGATAATTATATCGAAAGACAAATAGGTACATCTACTACTTCAAAAACATCAGACGGGACTAATACTTATTTAACTTCAAACGGAGAATATCCTAACAGATCTAATTATATTAGAATATCAGCAGTTCATAAACAAACTTCTGATTACTTAGGAACTGACGGAATTACTATTAATTCAGATACAGCAGGAAATAGTTATACTGCTTCTATTCCAATCGCATCATCTGGAGCATTTGCTAGTGCTACTGGAACTAACGTTACCGATGCAGCAACATTCTTCAAAGATATCTCTAACAGTACAGCAGGTATACAAGGATTAATAGGAGCTGATTACAACGATGCTATTTCGATACTAGATAATAAAGACGAATATAGCTTTAATATTATTTCAGCACCAGGTCTTATTCACGCATTTGCAACAAACGGAGCTACACAAACAGATAATATAATCTCACTAGCAGAGTCTAGAGGAGACTGTATTGCAGTTATAGATTTAGTAGCCCATGGAACTTCAGCTACTTCTACAGTAACTTCTGAAGCATCTGAAATAAATTCTTCTTATGGAGCGACTTACTGGCCTTGGGTTCAAGTAGGTAGTGCAACGGGTAAAAACGTCTATGTACCAGCATCCACAGTAATACCAGGAGTATATGCATTTACTGACGGAGCAGCAGCTCCTTGGTTTGCACCTGCTGGATTAGTAAGAGGAGGTATTCCAACAGTACTACAAGCAGAAAGAAAATTAACAAGATCAGAAAGAGATACTTTATATTCTAGTAATGTAAATCCAATCGCTACTTTCCCTGGACAAGGTATTGCAGTATTTGGTCAGAAAACATTACAGAAAAAAGCTTCAGCTTTAGATAGAGTAAATGTTAGAAGATTGTTAATTGAATTGAAAAAATTCGTAGGAGATCAAGCTAACTCATTAGTATTTGATCAGAACACTATTACAACTAGAAATAAATTCTTAGCTGCAGTAAATCCATTCTTGGATTCAGTAGTTCAAAGACAAGGTTTATTTGCATTTAGAGTAGTAATGGATGATACAAATAATACAGCCGATGTAATCGATAGAAATCAATTAATAGGCCAGATCTTTATACAACCATCTAAAACTGCCGAGTTTATAGTTCTAGACTTTACTTTAGAACCAACTGGTGCAACTTTTGGAGGATAATTTTAATAACGTATATTTATAATAAAGAAAAAAAATGGCAATATTAGATACTAACGAGATAATGTTTAGAGCTTTCGAACCGAAAGTACAGAACAGATTTTATATGGTAATAGATGGAATAGAATCGTTCATGGTAAAGAACGTTGCTGCTCCTAACTTTACTGACAATGCAATAAAGCTAGATCATATAAACTCCTATAGAAAAATAAGAGGAAAGAGAGAGTGGGGAGAAATGACAATGACGTTATATGACCCGATTACTCCTTCAGGAGCACAACAATGCATGGAATGGGCTCGTCTATCTTATGAGTCTGTAACCGGTCGTGCTGGTTATTCTGACTTCTACAAAAAAGATGTTACTTTAAATCTTTTAGGACCAGTAGGAGACATTGTTTCTGAGTGGATAATTAAAGGTGCTTTTATTACTAACTTTAACCAAGGATCTTTCGATTGGGCTACTGATGAAACTGCAGAGCTTGCAATTACAGTGAATATGGATTATTGCATCTTGAACTACTAAAATCAGATACATATATATTGAAGACCCGGATCTATTCCGGGTTTTTTGTTGTTTAATAAATTTTTTATTCGTATATTTATATAAAATAACTATAGTTTGTAAAAAAAGTCTATGTCAAAATTTAGCTTACCTACCGAAACGGTAGAATTACCCTCAAAAGGATTATTATATCCTGAATCTTCTCCTCTTAAAAAAGGTACTGTCGAAATGAAATATATGACAGCCAGAGAAGAAGATATACTTACCAATAATAACTATGTTCAAGACGGTACTGCATTAGATAGAGCTATTAAATCTTTAATAGTAGATAAATCCATCAACTATGACGAATTATTAGTAGGGGATAAAAATGCTTTAATGGTGGCTGCTCGTATATTAGCATACGGTAAAGATTATCCAATCTACTGGGATGGTCAACCTTATACTGTTGATTTATCTAAATTAGATAATAAACCTATAGATGAAGAGGTATTTAAAAACGGAAATAAAGTAGAATTTAAATTACCAAATACTGATAATATAGTGACTGTAAAACTCCTATCTCATGCAGACCAGTCTGCTATTGATGAGGAAGTAGAAGGAAAGAAAAAAATAGAACCTGATTCTGATTATAGCAATTCTACTAGATTAAAACATATTATTACTTCAATTAACGGAGAAACAGATGCTGCTACTATAAGAGACTTTGTAGATAATGGACTTACTGCAAGAGATGGTAGATGGTTAAGAGCTAAATATAACGAAATTCAACCAGATATTTTATTGACACATCAACCAGATGGTCCAGGGAGTGAGGAGGTTCCAATCCCGATTGGGATAGGGTTTTTTTACCCAAGCCTGTCCACCTAGAACATCTTTATTCCGACAGATACATGAAATAGTTTTTCATGGTAACGGAGGATATGACTGGCATACTGTTTATAACATGCCTATATGGTTAAGAAAGTTTACTTTTCAAACTATTCAAGAACATATGGATAAGTTAGCTGAACAAGCTAAAAAAGCTAGCGGTCAAGCTTCTACTAAAGCCCCAGTTAAAGGGCCAAACGTTAAACCAGATTTTACTACAAAGAGGAGCTCTAAATAAAAGAGCTCTTCCTATTTATATTATATAACTCTATATAATTATGGCAAGAGAAAGTAGTGGGTTTAGTAAGGGAGATTTAGATAATGCTCTAGGAGTAAGAGATGCAACTAAACAAATAGGGCAATTTCTTAAAGCTATTGGTGCTGATACTAATAACTTTTCAAGAGATTTTGCAACAGTTTCTAGAGAAGCTAATAATTTTGCTACTTATCAAGCTAATGCTGTAAAGAGTACCAAAAATGTAAATAAGTTATTAGAAAAAGCTAACAATTTAAGAGGTTTAGCTAATAAACAACAAGCAGAAGCTAGTAGATATTTTACTCGAGCTCAAAAAGCTGAAAAACAGGCCTATGATTTAACTTTAAAAGGAACTAAAGAAGCAAAGCAAAAAGCAAAAGTTTTAAAAGCCCAAGCAAAAGAGCAGGAAGATATAGCGAAAGCTTTAGACGCTCAGGTAGGAAACAGTACAGCTTTAGCTGATCAATTTGAAACTTTAGGAAAAACTTCTCAAGATTTATCAAGAAATGTTTATGGTACTGCCGCAGCTATATCTGATACTTTAGGTTTAAGTAATCATTTAACTACTTCATTTGAAGATGCAAACGAAATACAGCGTCAAAAACAAATTATTCAGGAAGATGAATTAGAACTTCAAGGAAAAATTAACGCAGCATTTGAGGATTATTTAAAGATGAATCATGAAAATGTTGAAGATCAAAAAGAAATAAATAGATTACAAAAGGAATTTGTAGAAGAAGGAAAAGGAATGACAGCTGATAGACTAAGTCAGTTCGACTTAGAAGGAATTACAGGAGGAGGAGAAAATGATGTAGCTGCTGAAAGAATAAAATCAGCACAAAAGGGTATGTCTAATACTAAAACAGCACTTCCTTCCGAATTAGGAACCATGATGAAAGGTCTTGGGAAAGCAATAGGTGCTTTAGCTAAAAGTTTAATAGTACTTAAAGGTATAGCGAAGGTTGTAGAATTTATTGAGTATTCAATTTTCGGAGTAGAAAACGAAGCTGTAGATTTAGCTAGAGCTTTTTCAATATCTAAAAGAGAAGGTCATGAATTACGTAAATCTATAGATGCATCAGCTCAAGCAGCAGGTTTATTAGGAGCAAATACTGAAGATTTTATTAAATTACAGTTAGAGTTTACTAAACAGACAGGAATGGTGACCAGATTAAACACTGATCAGCTCAAAACTATGTCTCTTATGACCAAACAGCTTGGTTTTAGTAACGAAGAAGCTGTGCACTTAACTGAATCTTTTAAAGCACAAGGTACTTCCTCGGAACAAGGATTAGAATCTTTAATCGAAGGTTATAATACAATGAAGCTCCAAGGTAAAGCAACTGCGACGTTTAAAGCTTTGATGGGAGATATTACCTCAGATGCAGAATTACAAAGAACATTTCTTACTCAAGGAGCTGATGCTGCAATGAGACAAGCTCAAGCAGTAAGAAGAACAGGTTTAAGTCTGTCACAGCAACGTTCAACAGCTGAAGGTTTACTTGACTTTGAAAAGACTATGTCAGATCAATTAGAGCTTCAGATATTTACCGGTAAAGATATTAACTTATTAGATGCTCAACGATTAGCTGCAGCAGGAGATACCCAAGGTGCATTTAAACTTATACAAAAAGAAATGGGTAAACTAAGTGCTGCTGAAATGAAAATGCCTATGATAAGAAACAAAATGCTTAGTGTATTAGGTATGAGTTATGAACAGTATCTAGAAACCCTTAACGTTCAGCAGCAACAAAATGCAGCTTTACTAAAAGAGCAAAAAATAGTCAAAGCACTTGCTGCTGAAACTGGTAAGCTTCATTTAGCAAAAACGAAAATCTTTAATGATGAAGAATCCTTCAGAAAGACTTTGAATGAACAACAGCAAAAAGATTTTGATATTGCATTAGAAAAATATAAAAATGATCAAAGGTACATTTCTGATATTAATGTTGCTAAATTATCTGGGATAAGTGAAGAAAAAGCTCAGACTAAAGTTCTAAATGATATGATTAATGAATTTAGTGAAGCGCAAATCCAAAACGCTAGAGCTAGAGCAGGTTATGTAGATACAGAAATAAAAGATTTTACTAATTTAAGAACTACCTCGGAAGCTTTTGAAGATACGATGCGGATGGTAAAAAGTCAATTTGCTAGCTTAGTTAACACAGATGTAATAAATAAATTAACTACTAGCTTAGTTGATTTTATGAAACGAGTAGCTGAAGTAGGTTTGGTTAGTGCTCTTTTTGGTGGAGGAACTACAGAAGTAGCTGATAAAGAAACAGCTGCATTACTTAATAATAAAGATTTAAGTGTTGCCGATAAAAAATTAGTAGAAGAGCTAGAAAGAATTCGTAATTCAGAGGATAACACTGGAGTTCAAGCAAACCGAATAAAACTAAGAGAAGACAAACAAGCAGCAGCAGCTGAATTAGGAAGGTTAACCGCTATATATAACGATCCTGAAACAAAAAGAAACAGATTAGAAGAACAAGCAAAAGCCGCTGCTGGGTCCGATCAAGGTGATTTTATATTAAGACCAGGTCAACCTCCTATAAGCTTTAACAAGGGGGACTTAATAATGGGCGGTACTCAACTTGGTATGGGTGGTGGTAAAGTAGAAAGACTACTTGAAGAACTATTAGCTGAAACAAAAGCAGGTAAAGTAATAAAAATGGATACCGTTACTGTTGCACAAAGCTTAAAACGTAATGCTATAAAGATGAATTCTTAATTAAAAACTATTTATAAACAAAACTTTATATTATGTCAATTTTAAACAACCAAACATTTAATACAGTATTAGGATTAAGAGATACTCAACCATTATCTAAAGGAGGTAGGGATACTACTTCTCAAACACATGCCAAAGGTTCTGGGACAGATATTTCTGTACCGTCTAAGGCATCTAAACTTGATCTTGACGGAGGAATACCTTCTAAATATACTGATAATTTACCTAAATAATGCCTTTAATCAATAGCTTAAAAAGTACCACGTTAAAAAACTTAAGGTACTCTGGGTTAGGACCAGCTGTACAGAAGGATATAAATAATCCTCCTGTATATAACTCTTTTAGTAGAGATGCTGAAGCTAGAGGAGATGATGCTCAAAGACTCAGTCGTGCAATAGTCTTTGGTAGCCCTCAATTCGCTACTAATCTATTCCAACTTAATGCTATTGATCAAGGTAGAAGAAATAAGCCTGTACAGAGAAATGCTAATGATGTACCTAGAGGAGTTGCAAGTAATAATATAGGTAAATTTTTTAATGCTTTAGCTCAAGGTATAAGAGATATATCTAATATAGTTAAAGACGAAACATTACTATTAGCAAATGCTGCAGTTCAAACACCTACTATTCTTGCTGCTACGTTAGCTCAAGCAGCTGCAGAAGCAGGAACACATTTTGTATACGGCTTTGGAGTAAAAGGTAAATACATTCCTGGTACTGCAAATCCTCATGTACTTGCTAAATTAAGAGGTAAAATACCAATTCCTGCTGATTTCGATAGAAATCGAAGTGAATTAAAAGAAGCATGGTCTTCATTAACTCCTAAACCTGGAGCAGATCATCCATTAGCTGATGGTAATTTACTACTTAATAACCAATTAAAAAATCCATCTAAAATATCAGCATATGATTTTGTAAAAAGTAAATCTAATGATACTATAGGAGATGGTGTAATAAAAGATTTTACTAAAACTGAAGATACTCCAACTGGAATAGCCCCTCAGAAAATAAGTAATGAGGTAAAAAAAGAAACTAGAATAGGATTATCTAAAAATAAAAGACTAGCAAAATATACTGATTCATATGTATCTTTCGATACTCAATTTAGTGATTTAAGAAACCTGTTAGAACCTACAACAGATCCAGCTACAGTAAAAGATCACATAAAATTTAAATTTAGTATAATTAACCCTGATGAAGACGATAATATAAATCTTTATTTTAGAGCATTTTTATCTAATTTTAGCGATAGCTATCAAGGATCTTGGAATAACACTAAATATTTAGGTAGAGCAGAAGATTTTTATACTTATCAAGGATTTAGTAGAACTATTAATTTAGGGTTTAAAGCAGCTGCTTTTAGTAGAAGAGAATTAGAACCCATATTTAAAAAATTAGTTATGCTTGCTTCTACTACTGCACCTACTTATTCTAATAATAACGGATTTATGAGAGGTACTTTAGTTACTACAACTGTTGGAGACTATATAGTAGATCAACCAGGATTTATAAGTTCAGTAGATTATTCTTGGCAAACTGATTATCCTTGGGAAGTAAAATTATCAGGTATTGAAGATTTTGGTGTACAGCAACTACCCCATGTATTAGACGTATCGTTATCGTTTACTCCTATTCATAGATTCTCAGTACAGACTGGACAGCTACACTATATAACTAATAAAGATGCTGGAGTAAACTTTTTAGATGGAGTTCCGATTAATGAACCAAAACCTGAGCCTTTTGATACTGATGCTGCTATGCTAAAATTAGGCGGAAAAGAAGCTGCTGCAGATTTTTCAAAATTTACTGGAGTACAGCAACCATCAGCACCGGATGATTTTTCTAGATTTTTAGGAAATTAATAAAATATGTTTAGACGATATAATAATATAAAAAAATTAGTTTCCGACGAAGGAAAAAATTACTATCTTAATCCTGTATATCCTGATATACCAGATAGTGAAGAGGATATATATGTCATA